CCAGTTAGCGCTTCTATCGCACTATATGCAATTGCCGTATTGACAGCGAACGCCGCCCTCTGTTTATTAGACATCTGGTTCCATACATAACGGTTCTGTTGTGTCACTTCTCGCGTGAACTGTAAGAATGATGCAGGCAATAGTCTATTATATGCCCGTGGGGTACTTATCTGATCGCGTAAGGTTACCGTGTCATTAATGAATCGTTCTGCGTATCTAACTGCATCTGCGTCGCTTAGCCCATTATTGATTGCCTGATTATATTTAGCTAAGAAGGTGTATTCAATAACGCCTCTTTCAACTACTTCCATAGGAATACCAGCAGTTTTCATAGTTTTTTCAAACTTGGTGTCATCCGTCAGGTTGTCGTCTGCATACCTTAGGACTAGAGCATCAGACTTTTGCAGTATGGCTTTGCGGTTTTTTAGCTTGAATGCCTGTATCAATGCTTTCGGGTTGGTTGTAGAGAATAGAGTAGGTAGCGATGCCGTTTGAGCTACTACTGAATTCATATTGCCAACAATCTTAGATAGTGCCGCCTGCTTCATCAATGCCCTACCAGTTGCGCCTAGAAACTTGCTTCCAAGACTCGGTTCTGTATCGTTTACTAATCGTTGGAATGGGTCTGTCTTTCCAGCTAGTCGGTTTGCATGTTCTTGGACAAATCCGACAAATTGAGTCAGTCCGTTTGCGCTATCAGACATCAGTTTCATAAAGTTTACGTCATTAAGCATCTTATCTAGACTTTCAGACATATTGTTGGTGGTTTCTTTTAGACTATTTATATCTTTTGCGTCTAGCTTTTCTACACCAAACTTGTCGGCTTTTCTAGCCAGACGATTAAGTTCTCGTATACCGTCTATTTTTCGACCAATTGCACGTTCTAATCCGTATAGTTTATTTCTTACTTGCGTTAGCTCTTCAGCATTAACATTGCCAGAAGCAGCCGAATTATACAGGGCGTCTACTCTGTCGGCTAGCTTTTGTATACCGCTAGTACCCTTACCTGCAAACTCTTGTCGTGCTTCGCTAGCTGCGCGCACTGCTACTTCCAGCGAGCGGTTCATTGTAATAGCATCTGTCATATGAATATTATGTAGGGCTATCTTGCTGTATTCCATTAGCGGCGTAAATGGATCTGTTGGCTTTACGTCACCTACACGTTGCATAGCGAATTGATTAAACTTTTGACTTGGCTTAAATAGTCCTGTACGACCTGCTAATTTAGCTGGTAGTGATTTACGAGATTCAATAGCCACATCTCCGCCAGATAATAGATTCTTGGCACCGCCGTACATAGCCGCGATAGCTCCCTTGCCAGACTGCATTTCTCCTAGATGCGTAATATAGTCTTTACGCTCCATAATTGGGTCTTTACCTAACTCTACTCTCTTTTCGTTTTGGCGAGCTAGCAAGTTCTTGTATACAGCACGTAAGAAGCTATTGTATTGATCCAGAGCTTCAGAGGCACTCTTTCCATAAACTTCTTCAAATACTTTCAAGCGTTCATCATATGATGGTGATTTTTCGCCACGTTTTGGTCGTGATGGTTCAATTACATATACGGCGTCTTGTAGCATTTGACGCTTTAATGGACCGTGCTTTTTGGCTTGTTTTAGCAAGTTTTTGCGATAATCTTTTATCTGTTCACCGATAGCGTTGCCTTCTTTTACTGCGGCGGCGTTAGCTTGACGAGGTGTTTCAGACATAATATTCAGTAACGCCTCTTTAGCTTTATTGCCACCCTTCTTAAAGTAATCAAGGCTGTTGCTTCGCCTTAATGAGCCTGTCACACGGTCTATCATTCCTTCAGTAGTCCATGTTTGACCTGCACCAGAACGCTTCGCCTTAATCTTACTGAAGTCAATATCGTGCATATTCAGGTTCATCTTCTTTTTACCTGCATATATAGTTACGTTGCCGTCAGGTGTCATTTCAATATAGTTACCTAGAATTTGACCAGTTTGTGCGTCCACTACTCTACCAGACTCTATATAGTGTTTGTCTGGATCGAATGTAACTAGTTTATCGCTTGGACGATATGCCTTTTTATCTCCAGTTTGCATATAACCATCAAAAACACTCACTAGTTCAGCATTTACACCCTTAGAGTTTTCTCTCCATATGTACTGAATAGCTAGACCGTCATCAAATGCGCGCTTAGCTTCATCATTGACTGCCTTGTCTGATCTAATATCGTCTATGAATTTCTTCTGTAGTGGTGAAGTTACTTTTGGTGCTTCGGCACCTGTTCGTTGCCATTTACCAAAGATATTTCTGTATTCATAGAATGAATGGTATGCACCCTTCTCGTCCTTATAAATCATCTGTCGTGTATTGTGGGTAGCTGTATTTGCAGTAGTTGTAGGTGCTGGGACCGCGTGTTCCGCTCCAGGTAGTTTAATCTTTTCTTTTACTTCTGGTGCTATTTCGTCTATTGGGCGTAATCGTCCATTTTCATCTAACATACTACCAGCGCGTGCGTTGGTGTTTAGTAGCGCCCTTTCTCCAGTAATGTCATAGCCCTTTTGTTCAGCCAACTTAGCAAATTGTTTTGCAACGGCTTTTTCATCAATACCAGTAGCTACACTAGCGTTATGTACTATATCTGCTATTTTATGCCTTGGACCTTCATCTAACCCTCTATTCAGTATTTCTCCTAATGCCTGCTGCTTTTCAATTCGCTCTTTTTCTGCCTTAGCCTCTTCAGTACGTCGTTCTTCTTCCGCCTTCGCTTCTTCTATTTTCTTTTGCTTCTCAGCCTCTACCTTAGCTTCTTCAGCATGTCGCTCTGCAATCATCTTCTGGGCTTCTTTAATGACGTCTGGATCCCTACGCCATTCTGCCAATAGGGTCTTTCTCTCTCTTTCTGCGCGTCGTGCTTCAGCTACTCGCTTAATTTCATCGATAAATGCGTCGATATCGTCATACCCCATCTCCTGAGCAACCGTATCGATGTCTCGCTTACCAGTACGTCGTTTATAGTTAGACGGTAGATCTCCAGCCAACTCCTTTCCTAGGTGGTGTCGTAGGTCGTCTACATGCAGGCGTGGGATACTCCATGTCAATCCATGACTTCCGAGGATATTTGTGTCATTATGCTCTAGGAATAGATTCTGGTCTATATTCTCATATATAAACTCGTCTATAGCCTCTCTTAATTCCCTAGTCATCTTAGGTTTAGGGTTGGCTTCCATTTCGTTAATAGTTTCTTGAAGAGGGTGTTTATAGCGGTTATCTGTATTGACATCTTGAGGATTGTTTGGTATACTAGAGTTGTCAATCGACTGGTCAAGCGCATCTGCGCTAATAGCGGAACTATTGAGTCCGCGCCCAGTCGATTTTCTTATGCCTGAAATATCATAAGCTAACACATTGCCTAATTTATCTACCTCATTGACGATTGTCGCCTCGTATAGGTCTCCGCCCACATCCACGGTCACGTCTCCCTTAATGTAATAATCGGCAGCGCGGCGAATCTTGCCTTTTTGGTTGGCTTTTGCTGGGTTCATTTCTTCAACCCGTACGTTCTGCATGGCATTGAGTAGTTCGTTGAAATTGTTTGACATTTCACCTTTTTTGACAAACTGCCAGTGCCGCATAGACGGTTGTTTATTACTCACCTCGTTGATGGTGTCGCTCGTCACTCGGGCTTGAATACCACTTTCTCCAAGGTCGAAGTCTTGGTTAATAAACTGCCGAATCCTGCCTCGGATGATGCGACCAATATCACCAGTTCTTGTATTTGGTGGTATTGAGTACCCTTCATCGAGATGTACTATATTTGTGTTCGGGTCAATCCTGTAAGCAGGCTGTGGTTTCGTTGCCCTAGCGCTTACTTGTGACACACCACGGAATTTCCCCGTCTCCATTTGAGCATAGAATTGTTTAATGGCGTCTTGTTTACCAACAAGCCCCATAATAGCTTCAGTAATTCGGTCATATATTGCTAAGGCTTTTTGAGGAATACCTAATCTAGTACCTAGACGTACTTTATCTTCACCGTTTAGTCTTCCGTTGTAGTAATCACTGAATCCGTCGGCTAGTTGTTCTTCTGCTAGTAGGTTTAGGTCATTTCCATATTGACTGCCATATTTGTTTATTAAATAGTCATCTCCATAAGATTCACGGATAGAGTTTAATAGGTCTTGTTTGTTTTCTACTCGGGTAAGTAATTTATGTCCTAATTCGTGGTTTAGGGTATCTTCTGTAAGTTTATTTAGGTTGATTTGGTCAGTCTTTGGATCATAGTAGCCTAATGCTCTTTTTTGCATTTCATTTTGCCACTCATTGAATACAAGGTTCTCATCGCCTGTTAGTTGTAGGTGGCGTGCTAGCAACTCTTTTGATTGTTGAATTTCCTGTATTTTAGCCTCTGCCTGACGCTTAAACCTCATATCTGGAGAGTCTGTTGGATTGAGATTGTTGGTGTATTTGGTTTGATTTGGGCTAAAGGTGATCGCCATATCGTCCATAATCACACCATCTTTACCAGTGGTGTCTTTGATATCTTGAGCATATTTTTTCCATTGCCCGTTGTCAGTAATATCCCACAACAAGTCCATGTCGTTATCGTACATATCATAATCTTCACGATATGCTGGCTCGCCGTTATTTATTCGTCGATGTAGGGCGTCATACTGATCAAAGGAGATTGTCTTTTGTTTATCGCTAATTGGAGATGTAATATTTGCATACATCTCTTTTACGTTCTTACCGTAATTCTTGCCTGCGTTCTCATCAAACGCTAAATAGTTACCAGCACCCCACTTATTAGATGATGTATTGTTTGGATTGAATACATCAAACTCTGCATCTGTGCCATGGTATACAGTCTTCAGATTGCCGTTTTCGTCTCGGATCTTAGAATCCTTGAAGAACGTTTCTTGTTCTGGGCTTAATTTATATTTCAATCCGTTCTCATCTACCTCACCGATATGATCTCTGGCGTATATAGCCTGCTCTTGAGCTTTACGTAGGTTAATCATGGCTGGAGCATTCTCGCTCATTCCTAGACCACGCAAGTATTCTTCACGTTGGCGTAGACGTGTTATGTGTTCGTTATACGCTCTAACTTGTGCTTCATGCTCTGGATTGAGCTTGTATTTCATTTCTGAGCTAGCTAAGTTCTGTACGTCTTTTGTAGCTTGTTCTATCAGATAGTTTTCTAGTATTCCTGTTGTTTGTTGGCGTGTGGCAACAGCATTTACATCACCGTGCTGAATATCTGACATATTCTGGGTAACGGCTTGTTTTAGTGCTGGGCTAGCGTTAGGTATAGTATTTTCTACTGCTGGGGCTACATTCACCGACTGGATTGGGTGTAATTGGTTGTTTTGGTTATTAGCTACATTTACTTCTGCCGCTTGCTTGAGTGAGGTGTCGTCCGACGATTGACGTGCTTGACGTTGAGCTATAGCTTCTTTTTCTAGTTTTCCAGTAGATTCATTTTGATTCATTCGTGCAGTCATTGCACTTGATGGCTGGTTGCCAGTCTGTCGCATAGCACCAAAATTAGCCATTCCAGTTGGACCGCCAAGAGCCGTACCCATAAGACCACTCTTAAAGACGCCTTCGTCGTATTTACGGTTAGGGTCGTATGTATGCTTAGCAACTGCATTCTCTGCAAATTGCTGGGTAGATTCTTCTAAGCCTTCTGCTAGACCACCCGTTATAAGCTTACCCAGTCTTGTTTTGCCAAGAGGCGATAAGACCTTGTCTATCCCAGCTTTCTCTATTAACGCCTGAACTCCCCCGCTAAAATATGCATATGGCAACATCTCACGCGTACCCTTACCATTGGCGTTTGCCTTAGTAATAAAGTCCGCTGAGTGTTCTGCGAACGCACGCGCTGCCGGCAAGGTGCCGCCAGTAGCTACATATGTAGCTGCATCTTGCGCTAATCGCTGGGCGCCTTGACCTGCCTCGTGCGCTAATGCAACGTCCGTGTCGTTCTTCTTAAATATGCCCATGTCTTGATCATATTGAGCGTTACGTTGCTTACCTTGTTCTATAATATATTTTCGTGTCCTGGCATATCGCTCATCACCAGTAATGGCATACAGGGCGTCTGCGATATCTAGAGCCCAAGCATCGCCTGAATCACCAATTGTACGGCCAGCACCGTCAGCAACACCTTTAGCGAAGCTGACCATTGAACGCACTGGTAAAGTAGCCAGTCCTACCATCTGTGCAATATTGCTATCGCGCCTTGCTTTGTCTTCTGATAAATAAGCTCTGTTCTCTGCGTCAATACGTACTTGGCGGTTCTTAGCAATTTCTGGCTCGCTAACACCCCTTTTTCGCATAATGTCGTCTAGCTTGTCGTTGCGTGCTGCCTGCTCGGCTTTATATTTGTCACTCTCTTGTTTTGCTATATCTAGGGCGCGGGTTAAGCTGTCCTGATTTTGGGTAAATAAAGGATTTCTTACAGGGTTAGGAAAACTTGGGGCTATTTGTGGTCTATTCTGTTGTTGAGGTTGAATAGCCACTGGTGCTGGCTTTGGTTGTTGCTGTTGGACCTGAGTTTTAAGTACTTGAGTAGGATTGTTTATGACATTCTGGATTTGGATTTGCTTGTTTTCTTTGTTTACCCAGTCTTGTTGACCTTGAGGGGTTAGTACCTTAGGGGCGTCATTGACAGTCTTTTCTGGGATTAATGGCTTTGGCTGGTTATTTTGGTTTAGCTGTTGTGTTGCTTGATTAGCCTGTTGAAGGGGATTAGGATTTACTTTTTGCTGAGCTTGGCTGAATATATTAGTACCACCACCTAACCCAGGTGTATTTACACCAGATAGACCGTTTAGTCTGTTAATGTTAGGTTGCTGTACCTGCTGTAATGGCTGAGGGCGTGGTTGAACTGGCGCTTGAACTTGTTGCTCTTTACGCCGACGCTCGTCATCGCTTACCCAACCCTTACCGCTGAAAAAGTTACCTACTCTCTGGAAAAAGTCCATTATCTCTAATCCCCTCCTAATTTATTTACAGGTATTGATTCTGTCGTTTACGCTCGTCTTCTTGTTTTAGACGTGTATTGTAGATGTTTAGCGTTGGGTCACTGCCTGCTGCTTGTGGATCTGAAACACCAACTGCTGTATCACCTTCTACCTTGTAGCTGTCTAGGTCTTTTGCGTTGTATTGAACCTTATTACCGCTGTATGTACTTTGCTGACGTCCTAGGTTGTCAATTTCGCTTGATAGAGCGTTTGCTCGTCCAAGGTCTGCACGTGCGGCATTAGCACCATTAGCGCCCTGTGCGGCGGCTCTCTGGCTCTTCATCTGAGCTAATTGAGTTAATAGGTTCTGACGTGTAGTTTGAGATGATTGACGTGCGGCGTTATCTTCGTTTGCTTTCCAGTCATTAAGCTTTTTGTCTTCATCCGCGTAATCATTCTTAAACTGACCCCATGTGGTGTCGATTTGCTTTTGGTTCTGTGCGTAAGTCTGCCCTGCGCCTGTTCGTTGCTGGTTAGCTTGGTTCTGAACTGCGCGACCTGCTAATTGCATGTCTGAACCTACTGCACCCATACTTCCTAATGAACGCAATAGTCCTCGTAAGCCAACTGCTGAGCGATCGTTAATGTTATTGATGTTTGTACGTCGCTGTTGCTGGTTCTGGCGTGTCTGGTCGTTAAATTGACCTTCTGCTCTATTCCATGAACTCTTTAATTCGTTTTTCTTGGTATTGTACTGGTTGTTAATATTGCCTAAGCGTACACCTAATTGGTTATCTATACGTCCTAAGCCGTGTTCTAGCTGTCCAATACCTTGGTCGTATTCTGCTAACTGAGCGGCACTGGCACGGTTACCACCGCCCATTCCGCCACCGAATCCTATGCCTCCGCCGTCGTTGCCAACTTTTTTGTCTGGTGGATTTGGATTTTGGCTATTTCGCCAGTTGACATACGATTCTTTCCACCATGGATTGACTGAACGATTAAGAGTTGAAGCGGCATATCCATTTGATGTTTGTTCTCTAACATCTGGCGATCTGAACCAACCTCGGTCTACTTTTTGACCCATTAAGAAATTACCATTAAGGTTGCCGTCATCGCCTACTTGATTAAGAAGGGCTTGAGCTTCGGCACGCCTGGCTGCCCCAGGGTTATTAAGAGCATGGTACTGCAAGTACTGACGGTATGACGCGTTGTCATTCATAAAAAAATCTCCTTTCGAGACAAAAGGAGATTTGGGGTTTGCGCTATATACTAACTACTGGTTGAGCTCACAGAAGTGTTGGACGGCAATATCTTTGTTTACACCTACACCAGTTTTGGTGTATTTAGGGTCTTGCAGGGCTTTACGGTGTGGTTCTGAATTCATCCACGCGTTAAATACTTCCTTGGACGTCCCCGCTTTACCGCCTGTTCCCCAGGAAATATTTTCACTTGCATATTTACATTCATTGGCTGCATACTTAAACACTAATTCATAGCCATGTACTCCTTCGGGTGATATATGATCTCGATAATTACGGTTCATCATATCATCTGCCTTTTCTTGAGCGCTGGCGTTCATGCGGGTATCCATTACTAATGGCTTAACGCCAACCCTTTCTCGTTCCTGATTCACCAGTTCCAGAATTTCCTGCGCATCTGGTGGACCAACGTCATATTTAGAAGGTGTAAATCCTTTATTGTATGCTTGCCCTTCAGTTGCTTTAGCTTCTAGGTAAGCTGCTTTAGCAGCTAAGCGGTTTTCTCTAATTTTCCATAGCACACCACCACCCACTACAAACGCCAGAATAACAGTGATGATTACGGCTTTTTTCATGCTTGCATTGTAGCATAACAGGGGTGATTTGTCAAATAGATACACCAAATTGGTTGCGATTTTATGCCACCTGTTTTACACTGTATCCATATATAAACAAGGACAAAAACATGAAACAATCAGCAGTAAATATTTTTCTATCGTCAGACAGAAACGAGTGGTTTGATTTGTGTATTGAACTAGCTACTCTAATCACCAAAAACGCTGTCGAAATCAGTGAAGACATGGTTAACAATCAACTGTCAAGCTCAATTCTTGCTTGCAGCGATGAAAGCAAACTTGAGTACGAAGCGTTGCTTGCTGCACTCAAGGAATTCTATCACGCCTGCGTAATTATATCTCCAGTAATAGGATCATACACCTCTCCCGTTAAAGATAGCCAGTCAATCCTTGATATTATATCGCTTCGACTGCTTAAAAACTTCTCTGAATTATACGATTATGAATTCAAGGATGACTTAATGACATTATTTATAGGAGCGTACAATATATTCGCACCGACCGATGATTCAATGGTTATCCCTCGACGATTGAATCGTACTCTTGTCGAGTTCTACAACAATAATGCTGAAGATAGTATACCTGATGACAGTGTCATTGTAGACATATTCAATGCCCCGCTCATGGCTGAAACCGTATCAAACATAATGTTGTTATGGTCTGATCTGAATGATCTATCGAAGATAGATATTTAGATATCGGAACCAATCAATAGCTGCAAGGCTAGCATACACCACAAACCCCAAATCTCCAAATTGTAAAAATACTATTAAATTGGATAAGAGCTATCGTCTGCTGTCTGGTCACCAAGAGGGCCTAGTTCTTCGCTCCATACTGACTTGGGCGGCTTCGTATTTATCTCAAACGATCACCTCAGATTGCTACTTATACAACGCTGCGACGCACGCTTCCTTCTTTTTTGGATGACAACGCGCTCTCGTTTTTTAGAGTCACACTTCGTGCTTAATTGTAAGGTTATTGTATCATATATCAAGCAAAAAAACCATTTCGTTCACGTCAACGAAATGGTCTGATTTGTTTATGTTGTAGTCGCTATCTATAGCCTGCACGCTGTGAGTATTCGTGTATCTCTTCAGTTATTCTCTCTACGGCGTCATTATCGTCTGCGATGTTGGCTCGGATTAGCCTACGACGTAATTCGGTGAGTTTTTTATCTTTTAGCTGGCGTAATATCTTGTTGAATGTGTCGTGGGCTAATCTGCGCTCGTGACGGGACTTAAGAGGGTCATTAAACACCTTATGTAATCTAGTTAGATCGCCCTCTCTCGTCCAGTCCATAACCTATTAAGCTCCAATCCAAGGATCAGTGACTTCAACCTCTGAGTCTTTGTCGTCCCCTGATGGTACTGCTTCTTCAATAACTGCAATAACCTTCTGCATATTGTCGTCGTTTGTGTTGCCATAAAATTTCTTAGCAACCTCTAGATGACTTAATCCGCTATTGTATGCTTCGATGATATCTTCCTTAGATACGCTACGGCTTACGATTTCACCGCTAGTTGCAGTTTCTTTTGCGTTGGCGATAATCTTCTCAGCCTCTTTTTTAGCGTTGGCGATAATCTCTTCGGCTGTAAGCTCGGTTGTATTTTTCTCTGCCATTTTATCGTTTCCCTTCTTTGGTCGTAAGGGGCAGTATTTAACCACCCCTTACTGTTATTAAATACTAGTCTTTAGCACCAGTCTTAATGTTGATAATCCACTTTGGATCAAGGATTGCCGACGCAAATGCCTCAGCCTTCCAACCAATGGTCATAAACTGGTTGAGTGGGTTAGATGTATCACCCTTGTCTGACTGCTTGATGATAATTTTCTTCAAGCCGCTACCAGCTAAGTCGACAACGCCAAATGCCTCTTGACCGTGAATGAAGTTTGAGTAGACAGTCGTTGTACTTGCCTCTTCCTTCTGGTTGCTTGACGCTTCGATAAAGCGGACTTTATGCAAGCGACCTAGTTCACCCTTGTATAGTTCTGCACGGCCAGTGTACTTCTGAGCGTCAATCCAAGCTGTATCACCAGTAATGTTGTATGCAGTATCTGGACCAACCTTACCAATGAAGAATCCGTCTGCATATGGGATTGCGTTGTTCTTCTTCAATGTACGTACAGCCTTGCGGATTTCTGCTACTGTCAAGATATCGTCAGCAGTAATATCGTTCAATGCAGTTTTCTTATTTGCGAACTGTACTGTAGCACCCTGATGCAATACGTCACGGACCAATGCGTCGATTGTTTCACCTGCATTTTGACCCATAGTTTCAATCGTCTCTTTCATCTCGCGGTCGATTGAAGTGTTGTATAGCATGCTTGAGATTTTAGTCCACTTACCGTAGCCACGTAGAGTAGCAACGACTTTGTTGCTTCGGATAGCTTCGTCTTGTGGGTTTTCACCTTCTGTCAATGGCGTTGTAGCCAAGCCAAATGGTGATCGTTTTGTAAAGGTAACCGTTGTACCAGAGTTTTTTCCTAGAGTTTTCTTTTTAGCACCTTCTAGGTGGATTGTGCGAGCTTCGCTTCGCTCCAAGAATTTTTCCTCCAGGTATTGGATCATCTCGGCAGAAAGCGTTGCGGTTGTGTTTGTTGCCATGTTATTAACCTTTCTTAAATATCATGTCCTTGTCGACGGAGATATTCTTCCTTCTCGTCTGTAGTAAGCTTGGCGAATGGTTTAACGATCCTAGTGCCGCCTCCACGGAAATCACCAGCGTCATTAATCACAGCGCGTTGCTTAGGTGCTTCACCGTCTTTGTGGAATGACTTATATAATTGATATACATCTATCTTTGAGCCAATGACGTCGCCGTTTTGGTCGTAAACAAGTACACTTTGCAGATACCCGTCTACGGCGTTATCAAGATGTTCATCATACTGATCAGATTCTGGGTCAAACTCTGGGAAATCCCTGAGTGCCATATCTGCCTTATATGACAAATCACTTCTTGACGCTTCGACTTGGGCTTTATAAGCCGCCTGCTCCTGAGCTTGTTGCATATTATCTAGTCGCTGTTGCAACTGTAGGTTCTGCAATACCGCCTTAGCTTCAAATTCTGTGAAGAAGTCGCCAGTCTCTGGGTTCTCCATCTCCATAATCTGATCTATTGTTGGCAATTGTTGTGGCTGTGGCTGTACAGGTTGAAATGTGCTTTCGTTCTGTGCGTCAAGCTCCAATTGCTGGCGATAAGCTCTAGTTTCGTTCCGTTTAGCAACTAATTCGCGAATGACTCGGTTATCCTCCTCTAAGTCGCGTTCTAGTTGTTCACGGCGCGCCTCTTTGCCCCGTTTCGGCTTCCTGTCTTCGTCTGACTCGTCATCAGAATCAGCGTCTTTGCTTTCTTCCTTAGACTTATCGACTTTGACATGTACCACCTCGCCGCTATCTGAGATAACTGCTTTGGTTTCTGGCTCTGAAGAAGCCTCAGAGTTTTGTGTTTCAGCTGGCGTCGACTCAGCGTGGGTAGACTCTTGCTCTACCTCTGTATTAACGACTTCTTGGTTCTCTGCGTCTGATGGCACAGTACCCCTCCTTCTCATTAGATTGTTTAAGCGTCGATTGCAGGTGACGAACCTGGGTTGCGTGAGATGCGCTCCTTTGGTTAGCCAATAGCGAGGATAGCTAACCAAAGCAGAGTACCTAACTACGCCGCTTGGTCAATTACACTTTCTAAGAAGCTCCTTTCCTCTCTTAAAATCTCTACAATACGTTTGTTGGCCGATATATAAATAGCTAGTTTCTCTTTATCTGTAATTACTTCTTCTGGTATAGCGTCAGTAGACTTGTAGAAGGTAATGCGCTCGTCCCAACGGTCAAGCACCTTTTGCAACTTATTCATATCTTGCTTAATAGCATTGATCTCGGCTTGCTTAGCCTCCTCTACCCGCTTGTCTTCTTCTTCATTTGGCTGGTAATATTCTGTACTACGCGGATATAGATTTTCGTCCATTATTCACCCTCCTTTTGGATAACTCCCATAATCGATGCAATTATCTCTTCTTCTGTAAATCCTTTCTGGATCATGCTTGGTACTTCAGCAATTAGGTTTTCTGGTGTGCCTATCTGTCGTAATTCATCTACAATACTTGGCTCTATGTCTTCTTGTGGCTCTACTGGGACTTCAGCAACCTGAGCCTCGTCTTCTGCGGGCTGTTCCATCTCGGCTGTAGCTGTTTCATCGGTAGCAGGGACCGCGGCTTGGGTTTGCGCCTCCTGCATTTCTTTCATTTCTTCTTCTGTAACCTTTAGCTCGTCCAATCCATCAATGCCAGAGTTAGCAACAATAGCGTTCCATGCAGCTAATTTCTTATCTACTGGTACTACTTGGTTCAGTGACTGGCTAGAATCTAGCGTCTGAATCAATGTCTTCAGAGAATCTAGCTGTGCCGCTTCGCTGTTTACTTTCGTTGTTGACGCGTCAATCTTAAACTTCAGTACGCCCTTAGCTTTTGAGAAGTCTACAGTTGCCTTATTATCGTCAGCTAGGACTACGCCATCTAGTTCATGACCTTTTGCTTCTAGGTCTCGCAATCTCTGTGCAGTGTCTGTGTCTAGCTGGATTATTTCTACACCTTCACGCTCTGCAAAATACAAGTTAATAGCCGTTTCGCTCCACTCCTCAAAGAATGCTTCAAATCCTTTACGTAATGCGTTGTCGTCAATAGACAATTGAGCTTGTTGAGTTTTGAGCGCTTGTGGCGTTTTACCGAATCCTGGATTGCCAACCTCTGCACTAATTGAAGTGTCTGGGCTATTGACCAGGTTGAGCATTTGAGACTTCTGCAAGCCGTATAAGTTCGGATAGTCGCGGATTGCTGAAGTATCTACAGACATCGCTTCAATACGTACATTTGGGTTCTTAATTTTGTTAAGACCGTTTGGCTTGAATTCAAGGGTTCGCTCGTTTACATCGCCGTATACGTTAATAGTTGGACGCAATGCAGCAGCGCGGTTGTATTGATAAGCCTGCATATCGCTATCGATCAGGTTCTGTAGAGGACCAATTAGCTCTAAGACGCTACGACCCAGAGGATTGACTCCATCGGCGTCATAAAAATACCAATTTAAGGGTATCTTAGCCCTTGGGTCTTTATTTTTCTTACGTCGTACAATCTTTTTAGTGGCTGGGTTGAATGTAAAGAAGGTTGCGTTATGACCAATTTGAAAACCAGTTATAATTTCAATACCTGATGGATCAAGTGAGTACTGTTGCTCTGCTTCGCTCTGGTCTTTAGAGTCTTTAGTGACAATAGCTTCTTTTATTTCTTCTAGTGCCTTCAAATCCCAAGTTGGTTCATATAGTGCGCCCTCTTTTTTGGCAGTGCGGCGTCGTTCTTTTTCGGCATCGATAAGCTTTTCTACGTCAGTCTTTTGCCACCACGTGCGTACAAATAAATAGTCGCTATCGCTAGCAGATCTTTTGCCAGGTTGGATAAATACATCACGCCATGAGACTATTAAATAGTCTGGAAGCAGCTCGTCATCATTGTAAGCTACTGGCGTAAAGACACACTGCGATCCAAACGACTCACCATTTTCAATAGTTATCCACACTTTATGAATAAGATCGTATTCGGCGTTGGCGTTAGGTAGGATTTTTTCTAAATAAACAAATTCAGCAATTATTGGCCATGGGCTATATTCGTCAGAAGTAGAGACTACACCAGTCGGAAGTTGCTGTACGGCACGACGTGCAGACTTAATGATAATTGAAGCGGCTGTACCGTCTGTAGTTTTAGGAAACGCTTTAGGTATTTTAGCGTGTGGCTTATTTCTGGCAAGACGGGAATATTCCTCAAAAGGCTGCGTGAGTTTTTCTGTATAGTCTTTTGAGGCGCTACATAGATCTAGGATGTTTTCTTCTGTTAAAAAAGAGAAAGCCACTGATTACTCCAAAGATTACTGTTGTTTCAGTAAACTCTGGTTTGTTTCAGTGGTTTACGCTTGTATTATATCACATTTTTAATCAGTTGTGAAAATAATCATTTTACCTGTTTAATTTTGGTATATTCAAACACGACATCAAATGATCCTTTGTATGATATTCTAGCACGGCCATCATAACGGATTGACGGATTGATAAGGCTATCGTCGTTTTCAATCCTTAGCGTCAACTCGTCGACCTTATCACGTGCTTCTGCCATGGACGCAACTCGAAAACGTTCTTCATAGTGTAGCTTAGTTGCTATAACAGTGTGATTTTGATAACTGTTTTCAACTACTACAGACGTCTTATCGTCTAGCTGCTGTTGTTCTTTGACTTTTCCAAATTCTGGCACAAATTTTTTCATATTCCCCCTAATTAATTCCACATTGCTGTTAAGTCGCTATCTGCTAATGATTGATTGTATGAGCTTGAACCTACGTCATCTTCTGGTCGCTGAGCTAGTTGCACCTGATATGCTAGAGAGTCGCTCGCGTCGTCATTAGTTGCTTTAGGAAACATGCTTAGTTCAAGCTCTAAGTCTTTACATAAGTTAGCGTCGCCATGTCTTATATGATAGATTCCTCCGCGTTCATATCGTGGTACCAGTGCTTCAATCCTCAATGCTTTACTGTGTCCGCCATGCTTTAATAATTCGACATCCATATAGACGCCTCTGCGCATCATCTCCTCATCCCAAACAGACTTCAAGGCTTGGGTAAATTGATTGTCTTCAATTCCGATCTTATGCAGGTTGTATCTCTTCCAGTTTGTAAACATAAGGTCGACAAGGTCAGTCGCAGATAGTTTTGTACGATAGCATATTACATTCCATTTACCTTCTCGGTCGATAAAGTTAAGGGTTACGCCAATGTAGTCAGTGCCTTGCTTTACGTCGTCTTTGCCTCGCGGATCAATCGTCATAACGTTGTATGTGTCAAGCTGTAAGACGTTGCTGAATTCGCGGTATTTGTACCATGCTTCCTTAAATTTGCGATTCTCTTCATCGATTGGGTTTTGCTGATAGAGTGCTGAGAATTCATAACTGCCCATCTCTGCACGTTTTTTTAATAGCTTCTCAAGTGAAAACTTCTCTGGCCATAGAGCCTCACCAGTTTTGCGGTGCGCATCATCTTCAGTAGCGATAGCTTTATATTCGATTATCTTCCAATCATCGTATGCTTCACCTCTAGCCTTAGCTTCTCGCGATGCTTTGAGAACTCGGCCTGCTAGGTCATCGTCGTGCCAACGTGTAAGAATAAATACGATCATTGAGTTGCCTTCCTCACGTGTTGAGAAGGTGGATTTATACCAGCCGTCGCGGGCTTCGCGGATTACAGGGCTATCTGCTTCTTCACGGTTCTTGAATGGGTCGTCGATAATACCAATTTTGAATCCACGACCAGTTAGCGCTCCGCCAACGCCAACGGCGGTATAGCCGCCACCCTCTTTTGTAATCCAGCGACCTTTTGCTCTAGCGTCTGCTCGTAAGCGTGTAGAAAACATCTTGTTGTAAGTAGCGGATTGCATTATATCCCTAGTTTTTTGTCCAAAATCTGACGCAAGCTCCGCAGAATAAGATGAGACTACAATAGGAATGTTTGGGCTTTTTCCTAGCACCCACGACGGGAATTTCTGTGTGGCTGTATCGCTTTTGCCGTGTCGCGGTGGCATGAAAATCATCAATCGGACGTCTTCGCCAGCTAGCAATCGACGATATCCTTGCTCTAACTCTTTAGCAATCTCGGCATGGAACCACTCCAGTTGGTACTTTGGATCTATAGCAATGCAGTATTCGGCAAAAGAGCCGTTATCTGCAATTTCTCTAAGAATCCCGACGGTCTGCTCTGGCTTTAAGTAGTTGCTCTGCTTGTTTTGCACTTAGAGCTACCCCTATATCATTACCGTTTGTAGTCATATCCAGCTTGTCGCCGTAAACTTTTGGATTCATCTTAGACATCAGCCACTTACGTGTGTCAATTCTTAAACGTGACCTCTGAACATTTTCGCTATTGAATATATATCCATCGCCTTCTAACTTTTCCATGTAGTCGTTAGTAGCGTTATCTGCAATATCAATAATCTCTTCAGCTTGTGCGTATGATCGCTCTTCACATGCATGCGCGTATTGCTCACGAAACTTATCATTTTCTCGCAACCAGCGAAAAAGTGTCTGCATAGAGACCATATCTTTTTCTTTGCATATAGATCGTACCGAATAGCCTTCTGCTATTTTCTGACATATTCTATCTGCTAGCTTATCAGAGTATTTTGTAGGACGCCCGTTCTTTTTAGGTGTTTTTGTAGGCGGCTTTTTAGAAGACTTAGGCTTGCTTTTGGCTGTAGTTTTGGACATAACCAACATCCTCGCTAGTCGCCCGCGTCTTGTGAGTTAATTAAATTATATCATATTGATAAAATATCAAAAATCTTCACAAAAGGTATTGACGTTTGGCACTACCTTTGCTATACTTAAGACAGTTAGATAAGAAGCGGCGCAACTAAGAATTAAGGCGCGACAGCACAACACTCTGACTAGCGACTAAACTAACTCTCTCGAAAGGAGAATAAAATGGCAACATTTACAGGATGGTACTATAACGGCGACCAACCAACTCAAGAAATACAATTTGAAGCAGATAAGAGCTTGAAGGGCGATACAGAGGAGCTTGAGGTGATTATGAGGCGGGAGATGCGTAAACGATTCAGCAGAAGCACGGCTGAGAATGCTACAATTGAGAACATCTCTATTGAGTTAGATAGGGACGCAATGCTAGAGAATATCATTGAGACGGTAAAGGGGATAGACATATATGAGGACTATAGAGTAGAAGTCTGTAACGATGGTACTATGTTCTTTTACGATGATGACGATGAGTTAGCGGAGGTATTTAAGGCACAGGAGGCGCTTAGAGAAGCGGTGGATTATATGGAATCGACTGGCAACGAGGAAGCGGAGGTGAGATATGACGGAATAAAGTTTTTCATAGTAGAAGCCATTTATTAAAACAGCCCCGCCGGCGGCATTGTAGCCGGCAGAAAGGTCAAATGAAAAAAACTAAGCATATCTACGTTAAAATATCAGAGAGTGATCACCAGCAAATCGTCAAGCGGGCAGCAGAGCTTAATTTGACCATCAGTGAGTATATTCGACGGTTGGTTCTGGTAGATATTGCGAAAGCTGAGAAATAGTGCTAAACTACGAATACTAGTTTAGTCGCTAGTTGAGATACAATCCGCCTTGAAAAAGGCGGATTATCTTTTGACTTTTCTACGAATTATTTGTAGCGGTGTACGAAATGCCTCAAGCCTAAATATAGGCTCCGAATAAACCCTAAAATACTCAATATAGAATCTTTTTCTGATGTATTTTTTTGCATAATCAATGGCATCATAGCGATCCTCAAAAGCGATAATTTCGTTAATAGAGTTTTTTAGAATATAATCGTCGTTGGTCTGTGGATTGATTATTCGAGCGATATACAAGCAACCACTGTCAAAATTTGAACCAACAAGAGTCGCTTCTAAAGGATTTCTATTAATCACAGTTGCTTCTCCTTAATATTTTTATATAATCTTACAATTGCTCGCTTTAGATCGTAGTTACTCATATCTTTTATTTGTGCCATATGCTTATTTATTCTTTTTCCACCATTTATATATCTTGCGTCTACTCGTATCCACCTTTGACGCAAGCACCTCATCAAGCTCTTTTCTCCATTTCTCAATGTTTCGGATATGATCGTCGATAATTGGCTTTACCAAGTCATATTCGTATTTGATTGCTTTACGCTTACCGTCGCTTGTGGCTACTCGGAAAACGATATATTCGCCACACCGAACAAAATTGCTCCAATATAATAATCTTTCTTCTTCGTAATCAATTAATTTTTTTAGGATCTCACTGCGTTCTTGCTTGCTATTCTTCATACGCTCTCTCACTTAACAAAATTATTTATTGATTAATGTTTCCATTCTCATCTCTCTTCAGATATTTACGCGTACCGTCATTTCCTAGACAATAAGGTGTTTCGTATATAGTTTTCGGTATTTGATATACATAATCTTTACCGAAAACTCTCTGGCAGACTTGAGTCCCAGTTTCTCTTTTTACTTTTAGCGCTTTCTTGTTTTCCTCCTGTCTGGATATTACAAGTCCTATACAGGTAACCGCCACGACAAAAAGCAGTATGGCAGCTATATTCGCATCGTTATCGTCCTTCATTTTGAATACCTTTCTCTGACTCCTCAGTTTCTTTATAAACAGTTCTGACAGATCCACCATAAAGACTATTATTAACCATAGTCTGACGAAGCGTGTATTCATTATCACGAACCTTGCTTTCTATTCTTAGGCTAATACGATCGCATAGCAATTCATCGGCAAAGTTTTTAGGCTCTGACTTAACAATTTTTAGCACTTCTAGTAACGCTCTACTTCTTTCCATCAAAGACCGTTCTTCAGCCCAGTTTACAATTGAACTCATATAATCACGCGCCCGCAGCGCATCTCCATCTTTGGCAGCCCGTACGGCTTGTTCTATCAGATAATATAGGGTTTTATATTTAATACGTTCATCTTCCATTTTGAATACCTTTCCTTTCCATTTCTGTCACCGCTATAGCTAGTTTCAATACAGCGTGTAGTGGGTTTTGCGCGGCACATTCCAAACCATCCTCTATTGCAAATCCTTCATTATCCTCATAGAGTGCTAACCAACCATTCCTGTATTGTCCTTGTCTAGTAGATAGTGCTAATGTGCCAAAACCAGAGTCACCATCAATAGTTTTTGGCAACTTATCCAATAAATATTCCAGTGTGTATTCTGGCGCCCAATCGTAGCAGGGTTGATTTACATCCTCAGGATAGATGTGTGACTTAGGAGCCTTGAGCTTGATGAGGCGATTGCAGTCAGTGACGCCTTGCCAGTCGGGCTTCAGCTCATATAGTCTTTTACATAGTTCAAACGTTTCCACGCTATATTTCCTTCCCATTCTTAAAGCATTTCGAATATCCCATTTCGCCACCTGCAGATTTACAGCGAGCTTCAGTGTTCATATTTTGAAGCTCTTGGTCGGACATTTGAATCATCCAAACAATAAACAGACATCCAACAATAGTTACCAAAGTTGATGTCATAAAGGCAGCTACATTACTCCAGTTAATATTGAACTTCATTTTCTTCATAGATATCTACTTTCTTGTTTGGTCAAAACCCTTCTGTAGCATTCCTCGAAGATCGATTGAGCCGTTATAGAACTGCGTTATGAATCCATAAACACCATCTTGAACCTGAGTGATTTCAACAAAGTTGTCATACGCGTCGAAATCTTTATCTAGTTCAACTTTGTAAATACAATTACCATCAATAATGACATACCCGTTGTCCTCGAGCTCATAATCGTCAATTTCTTCTACATCTTTATAATCTTTATCACGCTCTTCTTTAGGAATACTTTGCCAAAAATTTTGCAAATTAGACTGAAGTTCATCAGCGTCTTTATATTTTTTACAAAGAATAAGTTTGCCTTTATGTCCTACAGTTTCACTCATTGTCTATCCTTTCCTTATTATTTCATCCATGTTTCACCATCGTCATCTTAATTGCTCTGAATATCTCCATCGCCACTTGCGGCACTATTGCGTTGCCGTAGGCTTTGATTGATTCGTTTCTCCATTTGGCGAAGCTGTAGGAAATTCCGTCCACTTCTCTGGAAAGCCCATCATCCATTCTGGCATTGCAGGTTGAAGTCGCAACTTCTCGCCAGTCCCGCTCCCAACCAGAGTAGTAACTGTTCTGCCGCTCTGGCTTTTTGCTCTCGGGTTGTATATCTTCGCTGGACCTCTTTTTCCGTCCGATGCATCTGGCGTCGGCAGCATCATCGGGATTGATTTCCCGTTTTTGCAAACCTTTAACCCTTGAGTTTGCACGGTGGGCAATAATCCAGACCCTGTCTCGCCGGTGCGGGGCGTTGACGGCGCAAGCTGGAATAATAAACGGTTGGACTTCGTAACCTTCGCTTTCCAGGTCAGCGCACACCTGCTCGAGTACCATGCCGTCGTTCCAAGTAGTAAGCCCACGCACGTTTTCAGC